TAATTAATTTAGACATAATATTAAATTCATCATTAAGTTTTTCATATAAAGATTTAAATTCAAAATCTAAATTATTAAGTGTTAAACAATATTCATTAACTAATTCATCAGTTAAATTTGCGTCAATAAAAAATTTAATTAAAATATCATTAGCATATGTATATAAATTATTATAAAGATTATTTAATTTTTCTAATAATTCTTTTTTCATTAATTCTTTTTCTTCATTTTTTGATTCTATAAATGAGTATGATTTTAATTCTTTATTAATAGTGTCATAATCATCTATTATTTTTCTAAAATATATTATTTGTTCATTATATTTTTTATTTTTTATTTCATCATCAAAAATTTCAATTCCTTTAATTTCTTCTTCATCTATATTTTCTAATTCAATTATTGGTTTAGTATTTTGTATTAAATATATTGAATAATTATTTTTATATTCACTTGATATTTCTTTGTATTTATCTTCACTTATATCATTGTAATCTGTTTTTTCTAACCATGTTAATATATTTGTTATTGTTTCACAAATAGTTTTTTTAATTTTTTCATCAATTTTAACATCCACAGAATTAATATTTTCTATAATTCGTTTGGAACTATCTATTAAAGATAAATAATATTCTTTTTTCATTTTGTCTATTCTATCTATAAAATCCATCTTTTTTGCATTTTCTATTATTTTATCTAATTCTTCTTCTGTTAAATTTTGTTTATTGCCTGAAACTTGAATTATTTTTTTATTAAGTGGATTTTTTAAATCTTCTGCTTTTATTTTAATTATTCCATCTGTGTCTATTTCAAATGTTATTTGTATTTCTGGTATTCCTCTCTTCTCTTTTTCTATTCCTGATAATGTAAAATCACCTATTAAAAAATTGTCTTTTGTTAACTTTCTTTCTCCTTCATAAATTTTTATTGATATCCATTCTGTATCATCTTTATCTGTTGTGTATTTTTTAGTTTTTTTAACTGGTATTATCGTTCCTCTTGGTATTAATATATCCATTATACCTCCTGAAGTTTCTAAACCTATTGATAATGGTGTTCTATCAACTAATAATAAATTATCAGTTATATTATCTTTACAAGTTAATAAATGACCTTGAATTGAAGCACCAATAGAAACGACTGTATCAGGATCAATAGAACAATTAACATCTTTATTAAAAAATCTTTCAACACAATATCTTATAATTGGAATTCTTGTCATTCCACCAACCATAATAATTTCATTAATTTTTTCTTTTTCTAATTCACATAATTCTAGAATATCATTTAATGGTTTAATTGCCATTGTTATTAAATCTTCAGTAATTTCATTAAATTTTTCTCTACTAATTAATACTTTTAAATCTTTGTTCTCAAAAAATTTTTCTATTTTAATTTTTGTATGCAAATTATCTGTTAAAGATATTTTTGTTTGTTCTGCTAAAAATTTTAATTTTTGTAAATTATTTTCACTTATGTTCTCTATAAAATAATTTTTCTCAATTTTATTTTCTTCTATAAAACTTTTTATTACATATTCCATTATTTTTTTATCAAAATCACAACCCCCTAAATTATTATTTCCGCATGAACCTAATACTTCATATAATCCATCTGTTATGTATAAACAACTAACATCTAATGTTCCTCCTCCAAAATCATATACAATTATATTTTTATCACTGTTAACTGAATTTTTACCTAATTTATAACATAATGCCGCTGCTGTTGGTTCATTTATTAATCTTAAAACATTAAATCCTGCTCTTGATGCACAATTTTTTATTATTTCTCTTTGATTTTTATTAAAATATGCTGGAACTGAAATAATGGCATTTATTATTTCTATTTCTTCTTTAAATTTATCTGTTAAAAACATTTCTGCTCTAACTTTAAAACTCATAAATAAATGTGTTGCTATTTCTTCAGGATAATAATATTTATCATTTTCTATATCATGAATTTGTATATTATTTGAATTATCTGGAACAATATTATAAGCTAAAATATCTATTAATGATTGAGGCAAATCTGTGTATTTTTTACCTAATAATTTTTTTATTTCATATACTAAAAATGTTGTTTTAAATTTTTCTTCTGTGTTTGTTTTCTCAAATATGTCTTTTCTTAAATATGCTTCTTTACCTATGATTTTCTTATTTGTTGTTAATTCTATTACTGTTGGTATAATATTTGTATTGTCATAATCTGTTATTATTATCGGTTTGTTTTTATACCAAACACTTAAACATGAATTTGTTGTTCCAAAATCTATACCTAAACATAATGATTTGTTTTCCATTTAATATTTATTACTTGTTAAAATTTTAAGATAATATTAAATTTTCTTTAACTAAATTAAAATTAAATTATTAAGATAAAATTAATTTAGTTATTATATTTATACTAATAATGGCTGGAGGTTTAATACAAGTAGCAAGTTATGGTTCACAAGATTTAACATTAACAGGAAATCCCCAAATAACATTTTTTAAAATTGTATTTAGAAGATATACTAATTTTGGAATAAGAACAATTGAAGTTCCTTTTGACAATATAGTAAATTTTGGCACTTATTCAACATTAACAGTTCCTAAAACTGGTGATTTAATGACAAAAACAACTTTAAAAATAAAATTACCAACTTTAGATTTAAAAGAACTTGACACTTCAATTTTAACAAATTATAACACTAATATTATTGATAAAGAAACATTAGAAAAATATTATTTATATTATGACTTTATTATAAATTTTATTAATAAATTAAAAAATATTGTTAATACATATTTTTCTGATAAAAATTATAATTTGAATCCTATTACTTATATTGAAGATCTTAAAAATTATATTTTACTTTTTATTAAAGAAGATGAATATTTACAATTTTTTAAATTTACAAATACTTTTTTATTTAATGATACTAATATTGATGAAAATTTTACTAATGATGATTATTCAAATACTTTTACAAATGCTTCCTTATTTAAGATTTCAAATCAAATTTTAATATATATTTATGAAAATTATAATGTTAATGAATACCCTTTTGATATGTTTAAATTTACTATTCTTGAAAATATGAAAATTCTTGATGAACTTAATATTATTGTCTATAAAAAATTATTGTCAAATCTTAATAATACTAATTCTATTTCTATTGGCTGGATTAAAAAAGTTGCAATTTTTTTAATTGAAAATGTAGAAATGTTTATTGGTAGCAATTTAATTACAAGAATGAGTCCTAATTTTATTGATACTTTTGGACAAGTTAATTATAAAAATGTAAAAATTTATAGTCAACTAATTGGTAATAATATTAATAATAATAAATCTTTTCTTAATAATAATAAAGATAATTATCTTTATTTACCTCTCCCTTTTTGGTTTCAAAATAATTATGGTCTTTCTGTTCCTTTAATTGCTACTGAATTTAATCCTATTCAATTTAAATTTAAATTTAGAAATTTAATTGAATTAATATATTTTGAATTAAGTGGTTCACTCATTACAAATGAAAATATTAAAAATGAAATTATTAATTTAATATTAAGTAAAACAATTAATATTTTTATTTCACAATTGGAAATTACTATGTTGATTGAATATGTTTATTTGGATAAAATTGAACGCATAAAATTTGCTCAATCAAGTCATGAATATCTTATAACTCAAGTTCAAGAATTGTCTTTTTCTAATGTTTCTCCTTTTATTAATAATTTTGATTTGAATTTTTTTCATTGTTGTAAAAATATGTTTTGGTCGGCTGTTCAATATAAAAATATTAATAATTTACAAAAAGAAAATAATTTTAGTAATTATAGTGTTCTTGTTTATTCGCCTTATTATAATAATTCTAATCCTTATTATGTTGATTTTATTAAAATGTTGTATAATTCTTATACTAAATTTAATTTAGCCACTTTTATTGAAGGACTTTATAATATTAATATTTCACCTAAAAATAATGAATTTTTTTTACAAGATGTTCAAAATGCATTAATTGAAGTTCTTAATTATAAACCAAGAGTTATTTCTCCTTTTTTATCTTCTACTATAAAATTAAATGGTGTTGTTTTAATATCAGAAAACTTTTCTTATTTTAATTATTTACAACCCTATAATTATTATAAAAATACTCCTGATTTAGGTATTAATGTTTATTCTTTTTCACTCAATCCTACTGAATCACAACCCACCGGTTCTTGTAATTTTAGTAGAATACCTAAAATTTCTATTAATTTTGAATTATATAATGATGATAACAATCTTATTAATATTACTAATAATAATGATTTCGTTGATAATCTTTCTAATGTTGATTTAAATAATTATAAAATTTTTATTCAAGCAGAAAATTATAATGTTATTAGATTTATTGGCGGTGTCGTTGGTATTGCTTTTACTTATTAAATTTTTTTACTTTATAAAAGTAATTATATTTTTATTAAATTATATTTTTATTAAATTATATTTTTATTAAATTATATTTTTATTAAATTATATTTTTATTAAATTATAAGTTTAATTAATTTTTAATAATTTTTAATTAAATAGTTATAAATAATTTTTAATTAAATAGTTATAAATAATTTTTAATTAAATAGTTATAAATATTTATAGTATTTATAATTATTATTACACAATTATAAATGACAGGAGGTATTATACAATTAATTTCTACAGGTAATGAAACTGTTTATCTTCATAATAATCCTCATATATCTTTTTTTAAATGTTATTTTAGAAGACACACAAATTTTTTTATAAATAATATGGAAATGTATGGTAATTATTATGACAGTAATAATGTTAATATTTATTCAATTGCAAAATCTGGTGATTTATTATCTAAAGGTTATATGAAATTTAATTATGAAGAAAATCATGTTGAAATTTTAGGAAATTATGAAAGTGTAGTTTCCACGCTTATTTTTGATATTACAACTTTTATGGATTCTTATGATATTTATATTAATAATTTTAAAAAAAATGATATTTCACAAATTAATAATGCAAAATTTATTTGTGTTAATAATTCTATTAATTATTTATCCATTATGAGCACTTTTATTACTGAACAAATTAAATTAATCTTTAAAATAAATTTTGATAAATATATTGAATTACAAACAGATAATACTAAAACATTTTTTAATATTAATTTACCATATTCATATTATTCTTTTTTGTATTATATTGATTATTCTTTATTATTAAATACAATTAATGAACCTGATAATTTATTAAATATTTTAACACAAAATTTAAATTATGAAACTATGAGATATATTAGACTTGATTTATCTAATCTTAATGTTTCTTTTAAATTTACTTTTGATAATTATGAAGAATATAAAAATGTTCTTGTTTTTTCTTTGTCAATTTTGGATAATACTATTGATCATAATATTATTAAAATTAACCAATATGATATTTATATCTCTCTAAAATTTAATCTTTCAAATAATATTGGAATTAATAAATTAATTAATACCACCAATTTTATAAAATCATTGTTTAATTATTATTCTACTGCAAAAGCAAGATATTATACTAACAAAATTAAATATACTGATTTGTTAATCAAAAAAAATGAATTCGCAAATTTTGTTAATACTTTGTTTGGTAAAGAATATCAAAATATTATTAATCAACAAACAAATAATTATTCTACTGCAAATTTAAACTATTATTTATATTATAATGTTTTCTTTCCTTTACATTATTCAAAAAATGTCTTTAATAATGATTTTAATAATCTTAATTCTATACAAATGGATATCTTTAATTTAAAAGAAAATATAATTTTTGGTAATTTAGATACTAATGATTTTAATGGTTCTCTTATTAATAATCAATCAATGTTTTTAAATGCATCAAACATTAATAGTCCATATTCATTATGTACAATAACTTATATTAGATTATTGATTTCTCTTATCACTGATAATTATTCAAATATTAATATTCAAGATTTTTTATTATTAGTTAATAGTCCTTTACAAAATTTTAATATTCTTATTCAAAAATATTCTAAAAATATTGTAAAATTTAATGAAATAATATTAAAAAATCTTGTTAAAAATAATGTCCTTTTTTTAAATAATTCATCTATTAAAAGTTTATTATATCAAAATGTATCTTTTAATAATTATAATTATTTATTAAAACAATTTGTATCTAAAAAAATTTCTAATTATGATAATGCAAT